GGGGAGCGGCTTGCGGCTGTGAAGCAGCGCAGGGACAAGAGAAACCCTGCTTTCTTCCAGTCGCGCTTGCAGCCCAGTGTCATCGACTCTGGACTGTATGGGCGCTTCTCGAAGGTGCAGTTTGCAGTGGAGCCTCCGCTCCCAGCGCGCCGTGCGCAGTTGCAGGGTGGTAAAGACGTGTTGTTCGGAGCCGTTGCCACCGTCGCAGTCAGTAAGTTTATTGGGGCCCTCGGTGGCCTATTCTCCAAGGTCGGCAAGGTGGCCGAAGCAGGTTCCGACCTCGCGAAGACCATCAAGGCCAAGTTTGAAGTTGCGGCTAAGGAGTTTAAGAAGTTGTTGGGAAATGCAATATGGGCAGTACCATTGGTTATGTCAGCGTTCTATGCCTTACACCGCCTTAATACTCAGGGGCCAATTGTACCTATGTTGGTTATCGGTGGCCTGTCAGCAGTTATTGGTCCGAAGTTATGGGGCGTCTGTGCTAATTTCTTTCAAGGGAGCACAGTGCGTCTTCAGTCGGGCTTTGATGATGAACAACACACGAAGTTCTCCGATCTCGCCGGCAAACTTTTCAGTGCCGTTTTCTGCTTCTCAGCCTTTGCAGGTAAGAAAGCCTATTGCGTGTCGGAGTTCATGAAGCGAATGAGCCTACTTCAGAGGTGCTCAGGCGGAATTTCAACCTTCTGTGATTGGTTGGTCAAGAGTTTGGAGTGGTCCATGAATTTGATCAGATCGTGGTTTGGGAAAGACCGCGTGAGCTTGATGAGAGAACAACACGCACCGCTGAAGAGATGGCTTGAAGACGTCGACAAAATTGTTGAAAAGGACGTAACCAAAGGCGGTGTTACACCAGAGGCCTTGTCAGAGATGGTCAAGGCCATACAGCTGGGTTACGAGTTCAAAGAAGTTTATCGAGGTTCGAAAACGTGTCGTATGGTTGAGGAAGCCCTGTCGAGGTTGCAATCAGTACTGTTGCCTTATCAGGGGGCGCTCCAGGCTCGTAACAATTTCAGGTTTGAGCCTTCGATGTTGATGTTGTATGGAGACCCGGGCGTCGGTAAGACTTTGATGGCCATGCCATTCTGCGCCACAGTTCTGAAGAGGAGTGGCATCATTGGTAAGGAAGCCACGTTCGATGATACAGTGTCTCAAATTTGGCAAAAAGGCAATTCAGAGTATTGGAACGGGTACGCTGGACAAGAGTGTCTTGTGCTTGATGATTGCTTTCAGGCGAAGGCCGACAAGACAGACAAGGAGAACGAGCACATGACGATTATCAGAATGATCAGTTCATGGGCATTTCCGCTGAACTTTGCGGATCTGGCCTCGAAGGGAAAGATATACTTCGGGTCGAAATTCGTGTTTGGTACAACAAACTTGGCCTCTATCGATGCTGAGGCGCGTAATGTCATACACGAACCAGCCGCTGTGTTGAGAAGGATGAAGTATTCCTACAAGCTCCGGGTGAAGCCCGATTTCGCGTATCCAGATGGCAAGCTTAACTTCGCACTTTTCGAAAGTATGCGTGTACAGTGTGCCGAAGAGAATACAGGTATCGATCGCTTCCCTTGGCAGATTTGGGAAGTTTGCAAGCACGACTTCGGCTGGGGAAATTCGGACAACAATTGGATCCCCGTGAAGCAGTTGTTGTTGCAGATATCAGATGACCTTTCGAAGAAACATCTTACGTTCACGGAGCAAAAGGTCAGCCTCAATGATTACGTG